ATGGTCATGGGACGCATCGCCCCCCGCAGATGTTGTTGGGGATGTATAACTTGTATTTCCAACTAGCCCTTGATTACCCCCCTGCAGTCCCGCTACGGGATTATCTGCCCCCCTCTGGTGGGTATGTGATGGCATTTGGGCTACAGATAAAGTAGTACCCCCAGTAACCGTCTGAGCGTTCCATGTACTAAATGCTACAGAACCACCACTTGGAGTAACCGACCCAGTAACTAACCGTAAAATAGAATCGTTGATAGCCGCAGTTGTATCCTTAGTCCAGCCCGTAGGAGCTGCTGTCTGGGGAAATATAAGTTTTGTCCCCGCTGCAAACGGAGGAGGGTTTGCCGATGAAGCCCATGCAGTGCCATTAGAAGTTAGTACGTTACCAGAAGTACCGGGAGCTACCGTACCTACTACCCCAGAAGCTGCGGATAACACTCCAGTGAGGGTTGAAGCTAGTGTTGTGACCCCTGTAACCCCTAAGGTCCCTGTAACTGTTTCATTACCTACAACTGCTAGATTGCCTGTGATTGTCCCACCTACAGACAGGTTTGTTGATATAAACGAATCAATACCGTCGCTGTACACGTTGTATATACCAAAAGGAACTGTGGCAGCTACAGCACCTGCAGCGGTGCGTATAAGTAAGTTTTGCTTAGTTAATGCAAGATTAGTATTGTTATCAACAATATAAGTTTTAACTACTGGGGGGATGTATATAGTACAAGCAGCAGAAATGTCGCCGGTAAACTTTAGAACTGCATTCCTAGACTCGTCTGCCACCCCATTAAATGCGGTAAGTGTATATGTAGTTAATCCTGTAATACTTACGGTATTTAGCCCTGCAACAGCGTCAACTAATAACCCGCATATGTTCTTATTGGTCGTATCACCCCAACTTCCAGACTGCTCGCCGTTGGCTATGTTTTCAAGTCGTAGGTTATTTGCGTAAGTTGATGGCATGATGGGCCCAAGTATGTTCGTGTATTATATATGAATTTTATTCTTTATGTATATCAGAATCATATGCAGGGGGGCGCACTAACGGAGTAATGGTAGGATCTGTAAAACATGCTAACTCAGTAAAAGTCATTGATGGCTCTAGTATATCTTCCTCCCTCACCCCAGTACGAAGTGCATGGATACAACAGGCTACGCAGTCATCTTCTAGTGCTTCTATAAAGTGGAGCTTATCCTTAACTACATACACTATATGAGGCGCAGTAAATATCCTACTATTCCCTTCTACTGTTATCTTAAATGATCCCTTAGACAGCAAGGTAATATGGTCATATGTATGTGCGTGAGCGTTATTTATATCCCCTTTACACTCAAAATGCAACTGTCGTACCCATAGATTAGATACACATGCCATTTTAGTCTTTATCATAGGTGCACTTAAATAACTGCAATAGGGATATTATCAACTGTCATAGATGGCAATAGGCTAGGTGACTCAATTAGCGCCGCCGCTTCTTGTTGTGCTGTATATACTTCTACGCCCATTAACTGACAAGCTACAGCCCACGTTGGTAGTTCTGCAATACGCTGATTAATAGGTTTATTTTCGCCAAAACTATCTTCTTTGAATTCTATCCATCCAGCCATATTGTTCCATTGTAGGACCGATACTCCTTCCGGTATGAGATCAACTATACCCGGTACTACGCATACCCAGTCATCTGTGTAGACTGTAGAATCTGATTTAATTAATGTAAGCCGCATGATATATCCTTTAATTTTTAGAAGCCATAATAATATCCACATACTGCACTGCCATGTCAAGTGAAGAAGCTAGTGATCCACTAGAAGCATGGGTATGGGATTGACCACCTCCAGCGGGGTCACTACTGCTATTAGGAGCGCCACTTCCTTGATCCACGGTTGCTACGTTTAGATACAATGCCCATACACTACGCGGCGTTGTGCTGACTAAATGGGTATGGGATGGCATCGTTGTTGCATCTAATGTGGTACTTTCTATACCCGCCGTTATAGCCGAAGTAAGAGTAGTGAATACTGTAGAAAAGGCAGTAGTACCACCTGAGCTAGCTGTTCCTGAAACTACCCTGAGTGCTGTATTAGCATACGTGGTTATTTTTGTCCATCCAGTAGGAGCCGCAGTCTGTTGAAATAGCATAACAGTACCCGGTGCAATAGGGACTTGCGTAGGTATATTATAAGGTAGTGTTGTTATAGTGTAGCTAGTGTTTACTCTGTTTCTATATAGCATGATATTTAGTTTTTCTGCGCAAGAATTAAATCTACGTACTGCACCGCTAAAGTGAGATTTGATGATGCTGGTGTTCCTGATATAGAATGCGTATGGCTAGCTCCTGATCCAGTAGTACTACTGCTGGTTATTGCACTACCGGGAAATGATTTATCAAATCTATTTGGCTGAAATCGCCCGTCATCTGGTCTTACTGCACCTCCTCCTACACCATGCACATGTAACGGTATTTGTGTTGTTGACAGTGTAGTAGCTACACCAGATAGCGTACTAGCTCCAAAACTTAGCGGCCTATTAGTAAATACTGTAGAAAAGGCAGTAGTACCGCCTGAGCTAGCTGTTCCTGAAACTACTCTTAATGCCTTATTATCATGCGCCGTTAGCTTTGTCCATCCTACAGGTGCGGTAGTCTGTTGAAATAGCGATATACTCCCTGTGACTATTGTAGCAACAAACCCACTACTAGTTAGGTAAGGTAGCTGCCCTACGTTAGTGCTTGTATTGCGTAGATTTCTTTTTATCATAGTGTTAATCTTTCTGGGCTAGGATAATATCTACATATGCAACATTCAATACAGTTGCAGGCACCGATGGAGTCAGCGGGTGTGAATGTCCTAACCCACCACCAGTAGCGCCACTATTTGTAGCTGTACTACCTGCGGGTATTAGGGTGCGTAGTACTGCATATGCTGGGTCGGGGGGTGGACTATCTACAATTGCTACACTAGTTGATGCAACAAGGTGAGTGTGTCCCGGCATTGTGGCTGTTGTTACCGTTGTACTACCTACAGAAAGCCCAGTTACAGTTGGGGTTTGGTTTGTAAATACCGTAGTGAATGACGACGTACCCCCGGAGCTAGCAGTGCCTGAGACTACCCGCAGCGCCTTATCATTGTGTGTTGTTAGTTTAGTAAAACCCGTTGGCGCTGTAGATTGACCAAATACAGCTATATCCCCCGGATTAATAGGTACATCAGCAGGCCATGCACAAGGCAGGGTATTTATCACACCCCCAGCACCATTACTATCTGCGCTGATATTAACCCGGTTGCGGTATATCATATTAGGCCGCTATCTTAGTCCAGACAGTAGATTGTGTATCGTTTACAGGAGTCCATGTATTAGTCTGTGAATCGTCTACTAGAACCCATGTTGCTGTTTGTGCATCAATTACTAACCCCCATACGGTAGGGTAGCCTATGTACCCTGTAGCCTGCACACCAGTTACTGCTATGTTTTGTTGGGTTGATACCGTGACACTGCCGACAGAACCTGTAGATTGTACGCCGATGGGGTAGACATTAGCCGCAGCATCTACTAATACATTACCTACCTGACCGGTAGCTGCAACACCTGTTACAAAAATGTTTTGTTGAGTTGATACTGTAACACTGCCGACAGAGCCTGTAGCTTCAACACCAATCGGGTAGACATTAGCCGCAGCATCTACTAATACATTACCTACCTGACCAGCAGCTTCAACACCTGTTACTGATACGTTTTGGTTGGTAATGAATGTGACATTACCGATAGCACCTGTAGCTTCAACACCAGTAGGGTAGACATTAGCCACACCATCTATTGCTACACCACCAATCTGACCTGTAGCTTCAACACCTGTTACTACTATGTTTTGGTCTGTCTTGAGGGTAACGGTGCCGATAGCACCTGTAGCTTGTACACCTGCTACTGATATGTTTTGGTCTGTTTTGAGGGTGACAGTGCCGATAGCACCTGTAGCTTGTACACCTGTTACCGATACAGCTATGGCCCCGGGGTTTAATATGTCCGCAAAGGGTGCTGCGGCTAATGGTGTAAAGCCTAACATCTGCGGTTATACGGTGTAGATGATAGTGCTGTGTTGTACTGTCCCGCCCATGATGTGCCTCTTTATATTAACCAGATAATAAACGCAATTATAACTACTACTAACGTAGTGCGCTTAGAGTTCTTAATCAGCTCGATAAAGCTGTCTTTAATGGTCATTTAGCTTGTCGGGCTTGGACTTCAGCTTCCGCTTCAGCTTGACGCTGTGCTGCCGCCATTACCCATCCTTGTGCAAATGCAAGCTCAACCATCTCGTCTTTGCTACCGGGGATTTGCACGTTGTTTGCAAGGCATTGCTGCACAGTAAGCGCAACGATCTCTTCAATAGCAATTCGACAACGCTCATGAACTGCGTTTTGAATCCAGTTGTCTTGAGAAAACGCCACGTAAGAAAGAGCCAAATTTTCAGCGGGCGTAAGTGTGATGTTGTATTGATTCATAATTTTTTCCTTTAAGTTTGAGTTAACCGAGTAAATAGCCACCAAAAACTTGATATACCCCACCATAAGTAGCATTGGAGTTTTCGTTGCGACAAGCTACGGCATCCCCAGTAGCTAAAGTAAGAGTTGCACAAGTTGAAACTTGCTTATACATAGTTGCCACGGAGTTTTCTGTTGCGGCTTGAGCTACTCCATTTAGCCAGATAGCCACATTCGTTGTAACGTTCGCCCCTGAAAGAGAAGAAATATAGAAAAAATATACTCCAGCAACTGGTGCGGTAAATACCCCTGTTGTTGTGTTGAAGTTGCTCCCTCTATTTGTTCTTGTTGCCGAATTTTGGAGTATTGTGCTATTTCCTGTCGTGCTCCCCCCATATGCCATAAACGCTGGCTGAAACGGCATTGTCACTCTGCCACTAGTGTCAATACGCATACGTTCTACGTTGTTGGTTCCAAGCACTAATGGATAGTTGTTATTCGTATAACACCACCCAGTTGTGGTATCTGAATACAAAGCCATATCCGCGCCAGAAACCGTAGTAACCCTTGCCTCACAACTACCCGCCCGTGAGATTTGAAATTGTACAGTAGGACTAGCAGTCCCAATCCCCACATTACCGCTGGTGTCTATCTTTACTCTCTCACTGCCTCCTGTGTAGAAGGTCATAGGTAGGTATGTGCCTGTGCCAATAACTGCGGAGCCTAATCGTACATCTGTGCTACCAACAACACGCAAATCGGCTTGGGAAGCATTATTAGCATCACTACTGTTAAACATTTGAATAGCTGAAGTTGTAGCTGTTCCGTTTGGAAGTACAGGGATAATACTATTACTATTTAAGGTACTTGTCTGAAACGCTACACGATTAGCAAGAGTAGCATTACTAAAGTCACCAGTAATTCTGTTGCCTGTTCCTGTGAATGTTAAGTTTGTTGTTATAGTCTCAGCAGGCGAGGTAATTCCCAGAGTTCCATCTATGACAACGCTCATACTGTCTCCTTTACTTCTGGATTTGGATTAACCCACTGACACGTTTCTTCATCCAGTGTCCAAGTAGCGTCCGGTTGTGGTGGAATGAAGGCATCTCTTACTGGATCGTAGCTGTAACCGATACCTGCGTAGTTTTTGCGTAGAGGTCTGCCCTCTGGGTGCTTACCACCAAGTGTGTTGTATGAGGTCTGTAACCATGTGCCGGGGCTAGAGTCTACAAAGGTGTCAAAGAACTCTGGTTCAGCAACAATGACGTTAACCACTTTTCCATCCAATACTTTAGCGAAGTGACTCATGCTGTGTATGTCCCTGAAGATGTGAATGTGTGAATTGTGTAACCGCCTGACGAAGTGACAGTGCCACCAGTGCCACGTTGAGAACCAGTATAGCTAATAATAACAATGCCAGAACCGCCTGCGCCTCCACCTGCGGTTTGGTAATTATTACCTCCGCCGCCACCACCTTGGTTAACTCCACCACTGTTGCCAACTCCAGCCGTGTTTCTTGCATTTGCGCCGCCACCTAAACCCCCTGCACCCTGTGGGCCAACGGTATCCGCAACGTCTTGTAAATTACCCCCGCCACCGCCAGCATAATAAGTAGCAGTTCCACTAATGCTATATTGAAGACCATTGCCCCCAGCGCCACCTACAGATCCGTTACCTCCAGTACCAACACCACCAGCGCCACCACCACCACCACCAGGATAATTGCCAGTGGAACTTCCCCAATATCCTCCAGCAAAACCTTGACCAGATGTTCCAGAACCGCCCGGTACTACCCTGCCGCCTCCACCGCCAGAGCCGCCGCTTAATCCAGCAATACCATTGCCACCAGAACCACCGCCACCGCCACCTAGTGCAATGTATGAACCAAAGGATGAATTTTGACCTGTGTATCCACCTCCAGCAACAGACGTGTATGGACCGCCTGATCCAGCACCACCTGATCCAATAACGACTTGATATGGCATACCGACTTGTAAATATATTGCCGGTCCATTTGCAGTTTTTGCCGTCTCCTGACCATAATAAATCAAACCCCCTGCGCCGCCGCCACCACCAGAGTGAAGACCACCGCCACCGCCGCCAGCAACCAATAAAGCTGTAACAGAATAAGTTACAGGAATTTCAGACCAAACTGTTCCACTATAAATCTCCATAAATCCTGTTGTACTATTAAACCTTTGCATTCCAGTAACAGGAGTAGGTCTTTGTGCTGTTGTACCTACTGGTAGAGTCAATGCCCCTGTTGCAGCAGTTCCTACAAACCCTGATACCGCTAGACTTGTTGCTGTACAGGCACTAATGTTTCCCGATGCAACTGTACCCAATGCTGGTGAAGTCAAGGTTGGTGAGGTAAGAGTCTTATTCGTCAGCGTATCAGTCGTGGCTTTCCCGATTAGTGTGTCGGTAGCCAAGGGAAGTGTGAGTGTGTTGCTACCTGCAACTGGGGGAGCCTGCAGTGTAATCCCGCCCGATGTGTCCCCTGCTATAGTTACCGAACTCATACTGTCTCCTTTACTTCTGGATTTGGATTAATCCACTGACACGTTTCTTCATCTAGTGTCCAAGTAGCGTCCGGTTGTGGTGGAATGAAGGCATCGCGTGTTGCATCGTATGTGTAACCGATGCCTGCGTAGTTCTTGCGTATGTTCCCGTGATATGAAGTTCGTTTGCAGAGTTGTCCACGGAAGTTACCGTAGTGCTGCTCCCAGTCATAGTTAGATTCATCCTTACCTACGATGACTTCAGTAACTATGTTGTTCTCATCTATAAATGCGTAGTGTGCCATATTATGCCCAAGAGACATTGCCAGTACCGGCAGTGATTGATGTGACTTTATACCCACCCGATGGAGCCGCTGTGGAACCTGTAAGACCTGCGCCGATAGTGATCGTAATTGTGTCTGGATATTTAAGAATAACTACGCCTGACCCACCATTACCTCCTAATGCCCCGTTACCAAACCCGCCGCCACCACCAGTACCTGTATTTGCCGCGCCAGCCACCGTACTATTGACATTACCACCAGCGGCGTAGGTTACAGATGAACCAGAAATGCTTGATGCCGTTCCAGCGCCACTACCAGCAGAGCCTACATTACTGCCGCCAACACCACTAGCACCACCACCACCACCAGCACTTGCACTACTAGACGTGCCACCATTATTTCCTTGTCCTGATACGCCCAAGCCTCCACTGCCTGATCCACCAGTTTGCCCCCCAGCAGCCCCACCGCCAGATCCGCCGCTAAGACCAGCGGCTTTACTTGTACCGGGAGAACCTGCGCCACCTCCACCGCCAGTGCTTGTGATTGTAGAAAAAACAGAATCCCCGCCATTTGTTCCATTTGCACTGGCAGATGCGCCACGAGCGCCGCCAGAGCCTACAGTTACAGCATAATTTGTACTTTTCGCAATAGTAAATGATGCTGCAGCTTTATAGCCTCCAGCACCGCCAGCACCAGCGTACCAACCGCCGCCGCCATAAGTGGAATCCGCCCCACCACCAGCCCCACCGGCGACAACCAAATATTCAGCTACTAAAGGAAACGAGGCTACGGTACTCCAGCCTAGATCGGTATAAATCTCTAACCCGCTGGTAGTGGTGTTAAATCTAGTCATCCCAGTAACGCCAGTAGGTCTTTGCCCCGTTGTACCTACTGGTATAGTCAATGCCCCTGTTGCAGAGGTTCCAACCACACCACTAAATGTTCCTGTTGTTCCTGACACTGCTCCACTAACGGCTAAAGCCCCAACTACCGTAGCTCCAGTAGAGGTAACGGCAACTATAGTAGTTGTACCCGCAAGTAATGAGAGATTGCCTGAAGCATCGGCTGTGGTTACTACACCACCAACACCAGTCACAATTGCCGCAATAGTTGATGCCATTTATATCTCCTAGAGGACTAACCAGCGCTGACCTGCAGCTATCGTGACTACAGCACCACCGCCCACAGTTATTGGGCCAACTGATAAAGAATTAAATCCGGCGGCTACCGTATAGCTAGATGTAACAGTAGTAGCATGTATTAATAGCCCGTTTGCTGCTATAGGTGCAGTTACTGCCAGTTCGCCCGTTGATGGTTTGTAGAGCAGCTTTGCATCGGATGTGTATACGGTTGTAGGTACTCCACTTGTTGCCGCAGCAAACATCGGGTATAGCTGAGTTGCAGTTGTAGTATCGTTTGATAATGTAGCCCCACCACCAGAAGGAGTTTGCCAAGTTGCCGCTGACGCTCCAGTTGCGGTTAGTATCTGACCAGTAGTTGGAGCGGTTGCTGACGATACGTTAACTACCGTAGTGGCTGAATTAAGAGCATTGGTCTTAGCGGCTGTACCAGTTGTATCCTGATTAAGTGTAGGGAAATCCCCTGCCCCTGCTATAGTTAGCCCACCAGTTGTAGTTGTACTCTTTAATATGCCGGTAGCTAGGGCTGAAGTACCTAGTGAGTAATCAGTACCACT